AATTACCGGAACAATTAAAGAATATGATTGGGATGATATTAAGAAATATTTTGATTGTAATAAAATGAATTTTGAAAACTCACCTCCAAGTAGTCCACCACCTTCTCCAAAATCAAAAGAAGATAAAATAGATGCCGAACCAATTAATAATTATGATGTTGGAGAATTACAATCTATTATTAATATTTTACCGAATGAATGTTATGAATATGAATTATGGGTTAGAATTGGTATGGCTATATGTAATATTACTAATGGAGATAATATTGGAAAAGGTATGTATATTGATTGGAGTAAGAAAGATAAAGAGAATTATGATTTTAATGTTATTAATGGTAATTGGAAAAGATGGATTAAAACAACAGGTAATAAACTTGGAATGCCTTTTTTAAAAAAACTTAAAAGTAAATATCAGCCACAAAAAAATAAAACATTAAAAGAAATATATTTTGATTCTTTAGTTGATAAAAAATATGGAAAGGGGAGAAATAATGCTCGGACTATAATGTTAAAAGAATTGAATAATAGATTGATTTTTATAAGAAGTACTGGAGAATATATTATATTGGATAAAAAAATAATTACAAAATATCAAAGAGATGATATAACTATTGATGAACAATTTAATGTTCCTTGGTGGTATTGTAAAAATTCTACAAAAACTAAAGACCATTTTTTAAATGAAAAATTCAGTTATACTTTTACTGAAGATGATGATGAAGATGATACTGATGATGATGATGGAGATGATAATAAAGAAGAATCAAAAAAGAAAACTATTAATATAGACCCTTTTAAAATATGGTGTGAATGGGAAGGAAAAAGAAATGTTTTAGAAATTGGATTTGATCCAAGGAACAGAGAAAATAATGAAATATTTAATTTATGGAATGGTTACAATATCGGAAAAGAAGATACAGAAAAATATGATGAAGCTGAAGCAAAACCACTTTTAGACCATATCAAAACTATTTGGTGTAAAGGTAGTGAAGAAAGTTATGAATATATTATGAATTACTTTGCTCATATTTTACAAAAACCTTATGAAAAAACAGGGGTTGTTCTAGCTTTAAAAAGTGAACAAGGTGGAGGCAAGGGTATTGTTCTTAAAAAATTAGGTAATATTATCGGTGATACACATTATGCACAGAATAGTAATGCTAACTTTTTATTTGGAGATTTCAATGGACAATTAGAAGGTAAGATTTTAATAAATCTTGATGAAGCTTTTTGGGGTGGAGATAAAAAGATGGAAGGTGTAATTAAAAATAAAGTAACAGAAACTAAACAAACTATTAATAAAAAGAATAAAGAAAATTATGTTATTGATTGCCATGCTAATTATATTATTACAACTAATAATGATTGGTTTGCTGGAACAACTGAAGATGATAGACGCCATTATTGTTTAGAACTTGATAATGCTAAGGCTGGAAGAACTACAAAAGAAAGTGAAAAATATTTTTCTGAAATAGAAAATGTATCGTGTGAATCATTTGCTAAGATTTTATACAACAGAGATATTTCTAATTTTAAAGCAAGAATGTTTAAGAAAACAAAATTACTTCAGGATCAAGTTGAACGCAATTGGAATAGTCCAAAAGTATGGTGGAATAGTATTATGAAAAAAGGAGGTTTCCAATATGGAGAACACTTTGTAGAATGGAATAAAGTTTTAGAAGTTGAATGTGAACAGAATATAATCAATTATGGATTGAAAATTAAAAACAAGAAAAAAGAAAAAAAGGTTGTTTATGAAAAAGAATGGTTATTCAATTGTTATGATAAACAAACATATAATAGTAGAAAGTTTGATAATAGTAGTTTTTGGAGAGAAATGGAAAAACATTGTATTTGTGATTTATATCAAGAAAATAGAATTCAAATTAATAAACAAAGAAGAATGTTTATATTTCTTCCTTCATTAGAAGATGCTAGAAAGAAATGGAATGAAAAACAACAATATGATTATAATTATGATGTAGATGAAGAAGATGAGTGGGATGTTGATGATTGTGATATTGATAGTAGTGATGATGAATAATTTATTTTTTAGTTTTAGTTTTCTTTTTACCTTTTCCCGATTTTTTTATACCTTCAAAAATCTCATTTGGATTTATTTTTTTTTCATTATCTAATGAAGCTTTTATATTTATTTGTAGTATATCGTGATTAGTAGTTGGTTTCACATATATAGTTTTCTTTTTACCTTTTTTAGCCATATTAATTATATATTATATTTTTTTAATAAATTTTTAAAAAAAAAATATTGTGTTATATTATAAAATATGAGTTTAGTTATTACATCAAATACCGCACAAGAAAATACACCCGACATATCAAATGCTTTTAAACCTTTCTCTTACCAAAATAGATTATTGAATACTATGAGAATACCAGCGAATAGTGAGATAGCTTTACAAAGTGCTAAGATTAATAAAAATGGTTTATTTGTTTTAGATAGAACTAATGCTGATTTTTGCCATTATTTTGGAACTCCAATTGGAGATCATTTAGCTCTTGTTGGAACTGAAATTCCCGACCTTAGTGAAAGTACCACACAACCTTTTAGAGGAGAAATTGGTGCTGGACAAGCTTTTGCGGCTGGTGGAAAAAATGAAAGAAATATTGATGATATGGCTGATGATATACAAAGAGGATTTAATAAATGTGCTTTTCATCCATCTTTAATAAATGGTGATGATGATAGTTTTATTGATGTTTCAGCTTCGTATGACGCAACTACGAATTCTTTTAAAGGTTTTGTAATTGAAACAACGCAATCCACTGCTGTTACTCAAGTACTCGGAAAAGATATAGTTTGGACTGATATATCTAAAAATAATGCTAATACAGGGTTTTCACAAAACTTAGGTGTTATTACATCTACCGATAAAGAAGGTTTCTTTGTTCAAAATCGTCAATATCCACTTAGTCAAAATAAAGGCCACGCGGTATTTGATGTTAATAGTGCCGGTGCTGGAGGATGGATGGTTGGTTTATCTAGAATTAATAAACCTCTTGATATAGGAGATGGTGATTATGCTTACTATCCAAATTATTTTGATTTCAGTAGAACCAGTGGAGCAATAGCATCCGGGCGTTTTAGGGCGGGTCAATTTAGATATGCTGATATTGCTGTAGCAAATGTTGGTGGAAGTTTAAAAATATTCCAATCGGGTGCTAGAGGGGCTAGTGGTGGTGCTGGGTCTCCCGAAGTTAATGGTATCTATATGAATGAAGTACTTTATTTTGGTAGTTTTAACACTAATTTTAAAACTGCTTATGCCGTTGCTAATGAATGGAGCAAGATTGATTTTGAATTAGTTAATGAAGAATTAACTATTACATTAACTAAAAAGAGTGATGGCTCTACAACATTGATGGCGGATTACAGCACATTAGCAGCAGCGGGAGGAGCAAAGAACAATGTTATTAATCCAGTTAACGCAGCTCAATGGGCTATGTATCCGGTAGCTGGTGCTGATGGAGCAGTTCCACGAATAATTGGTTTAGATTCTATCCAGCATTACACTAATTATCCAGCATATACTGATACAAGATATGATGAACACGATTGGTGGGGATGGAGTCAAACAAATAACGAGACTACATTTTGCAGAGAATTAGAACAACGCCCTTGGAATGATGCCGGTTCAAATGTATTACTCGCACCACAGGGTGTTAACGCATCACAAGGTATGAATGGATATTCCAGTATTGTTATCACTGGAAAAAGTCAAATATATGGAGATTCTACAAATCAATGTAGTTCTACAAGGTTATTGGGTTTTGAAGGTCAGCCAGTATCTATTCCAACAGCGGTAACGGCAGTAAAAACTACTAATATAAGTTGTAGTGTTCCAAAATTAATTAGTAATATTTCATTATTTATTAGATTGAATAATTTCACACAAAATAGTATGAATGCTCGACAAGGAACCAGTAGTAAGATTGTCGCACACTTACCTCGCTTTGATAATAGTGGTAATGAGACAGGTGGATTATATTTTGAACCACACGAGAAAACATATTTAGCTTTAAACAATCCCGAGGAAATATTAATTAATAGTTTTGATGTTGATTTTGTTTATGAGAACGAACAATTGTGTACAGCGTTAAGTGGTAAATCTATCGTGTGCTTTCATATCAGAAAATCAAAATAAATATATAATATTAAGAAGTGGTTGGGGTAAATTCAAAAAAAAAAAGTTGTGAGATAAGATTGTTTGAGACAAATTATTTTAAGATTTACCCTCACCACTTTATATTCGTTAAATACTTAAAATTAAAATCTATATATTATATATAGATAACATTCCAATGGATATGACCCCGGAACAAATCGCAAGAGTTTTAACTAACTACAAAAATAAAAGAATTAGAGAAAATAACTATTATCATAATGTAACAAAGGATAAAGACGAATTTAAAATTAAAAATAGGGAGAGAGCAAAGGCTCATTATAATAATGGTTATAAAGACAAGAAGAAAGAAAATTATGCTAATAATAGAGATTTAATTAAAACAAAATCATTATATAATTATTATAAAAAGAAAGATAATATTGATAAGTTTAAAGAGAAGCATCAGGATAAATATGATATGTTAGTTGAGAAGGGTGTTATTGTTGAGAATTAATTTATATGTTTTTTTAATATTATTTTTTTATATAACTCATAATAAATATGAGTGAATATGTTGATACAAAACTTATAAATTGTAATCGTTTAGCATCAGTTGAATCAAGGACTGGTAATGATAGTAATCCAGCTGTATTTACAAATCCTTTAAATGAAACTATAAGATTAGATGTTGGTGATAAGATATCAGTTGAACGAGCATTCGTCAGTGAAATTGGTGCTGGTAATCCACAAACTATTGAATATAAAGGTCTAGCAACTGGAAATAATCCAGTAGCAACTCATACTGATATTGTTTATGGAGATTATTTTTATAATAGGTCTACTACTCACGATCCAAATTATAGGTTAGGTAATTATCGTTCTATTAAAACAACATTAAAAGTTAAACATAATCCATCATTACCAACTGATGAATTTGTAGATTTAAAAGATAATTTAGCACCATTGATTTTTGGTTATTATATTACATCAAATGAATATCCAAATTATATTCAACAACCAAGAAGATTCGCACAAAATAATGATACAAGAGGTTTAGTTGGAGTTAATTATAACTATTATAGTACCGCTGATTCTACTGGATACGGATCAACTTTTTTCACTGCTAATAGTAACGCACCTTGTCTTGCGGATTGGAAAAAACCACAACTCGGAGGTATTATATATAAACAAAAATGCGATAATACTAGATTTACATTATTTATTAAAGATAGAATTGGTTATTCAACAACTGCTGCTAATGCTAAAGAACAATTTCCAAAACAATTTCATAATGGTGTTTTTAGTGAATGTAATTATCTTAGAATTAGAGAAAGAAAAGATATTGAAATTAAAAAAGGATTTAATACTCCTTCTGCTGTTGCTTCACAAATATCACAACAATTTACTGAAACAAGAAACGAACAAATATTTGAAATTAAAGATGGAAACGGTTTTTTAAGACCCATTACAAAAACTATTGAAACTACAACTTATAAACCAATTAATGCACAAAATTTATATAATTTTTGTGGCGAAACACTGGCGGGGTATGTAGCACAAGACCTTGCGGATGGTGTAGCACCATCACAATTAGCAGTTGATTATATTGCTACATTTGGTTATATTGGTGTTAAGCGACCCGAGATATTTGAGAATGGCAGGGAGATGGCTGAATTAGAAACAGTAGTTATAAGAAATGCTGCTGGTAATGTTATTGTTGACCAATTATTACCACATGAAGGTTTCCAAATAGTTGAAGGAAGGGGAATACCCGATCCAGCAGTAGCAACTAATCAAAGCATTTTTTTAACGACTAATATAGAATATACTGAAGCGAATTGTAAAAGATTAAGAGAGTTTTTTGATACTCAAACATTATATCCGGAATTATGGGATCAACTTGAAGAAACTATATTTTATAGTGATGTAAATGTTGATGTCGCAAATTTCCCAGATAATTTTGGTAATCAAAGACCAACAATAAATAATAGTAGAATATTCCATATGAATAAATATACAACTACTAATACTATAAATCCACATAATGAAACTTTTGGTGATGATGCTTTTACACAAAGAGCTGCTCCAAATAATATTGAAACATCTAGTGTTCCATGGTTTCAATATTATGATGATACTAAGAGAGATACTTTTATTCCACCAAATCAATGGCTATCAATAGCAAGAGATGGTGTAAGTTATGGTTTTGCTACTCCAACTAAATATCAAAATTATAATGCTGATGGAACTGTTCCCGATGAACCATTATATTTAATAGGTATTACAAACTATAATATTGCGGGAACTCCAGCAGCATTATTTAGTTCTGCTGGACAAAGTATAGAAATAGGTAGGAGATTTGGATATGATTTTCATAGTACCGCATATGGTACTGCTATTGTTACACCTTATGCCGGTTATAGTAATATGGATATTGGAACTCTATCAACTACTAATAGTGCCCCGGGTCCTCTCGTTACTTATAGTGATACTTGTAATCATATAAAAAATTTTGGTACTACTAGTGGTTCTACTACTGATTTAATGCCTTATATGACTCAAACTTATGTTGGTGCTAATAATCCCGAATTATCTTACAATGGAGTAAATAATAGATTTGAATTTAAAAGATTACATACATCAAATAATATTGGTAATAAATTCAAGGCAGGTGCTGGTGCAACAAGTATTATAAGTAAGGCGTTAACTCCAACAAATTCTATTTCTAGAAGAGAATTAACACCACCAACTAAAAATGCTGAAGCGGGAACAACAGTTTATAAGATTAATCCAAGACCCGTTGAATTTGGATACTCACCAACTTTTAAACCTTATAATACAAATAACTTTGCTATGAGAAGCAATGTATATCCGGAAACAGCAACTACTATGGTTACTGATGGACAAAAAGATAATACACAAATATATAATGGTTGGAATATCAATATTAGTCCTTATACTGTCTTTGATAGTCACGGAGGAATATACATTGATAATTGGGGTTTTGACCAAGACAACTGGGTAGATAATTTTTGGGATATTTTAGGTTTTGAATATGACGCAGTGAACGCTCCAGCATCTCCTAAAAATGTATTAACTAAAAGAGTTAATAATGATAATAGTAGTGGTTTATATAGACCAACTACGAATGCTGAAGTTGTTTCTACCGATACAAAGGCATATGTTACAAATCAATATGGAGCATCGCAATATACCACTGCTGTTCCTTATCCAAGTTGTATTATTGATTATCGTGCTGTTGCGGGGCCAAATGACCAATGGTTCTTTGTAGGTGCTAATGCGGCCAACAATTATGTTAATAATGCTATAACAGCGTCACCATTAGAAGTATTTGATGAAGTTTCAATACAAACTGAAAGCACAAGTATTACAGCAACTAATATTCAAAAGAGTGTTTTAAGACCATATTATACTATTAGAAGTGATATATTAGAAGGTGCTACTGCGATTGGTGGTAATCCAACCGGTGCTAATCTACCAATTATTTCTATAGTAGATAAGTATTCAGGTGCTTCAGATTATTTTCTTGGTAATCCAAGTGATCTCCAATTCACTGTTACTAAACCAACAGTTATAGCAGATATTACAACATCAATACATGATAGTGATGGAAGATATGCTAATGTGGATAGAACCAGTGCGGTAATCTATAAAGTTGAAAAAATAAAGAAAACACCAGTTGGATTAATACAACAAATGTTAGAAGATGAAGAAAACGAAAAAAATAAAAAATAATTTGAAATTAATTAAATATATATTATATATATAAAAGATGTTTATTTGTACCAGTAAAACTTGGAGTGCCGAAGAATACGACCAAATATGTTCTAAACCTTGGAAGATTGCCGATAAGGATGGAGATGATAATGATGATTGGTATCGTGATGAATTACCAAATTTAGTAATTGATGAGCATTGGACTTATGAAACATTAGTTACATCAATTGAAAAAGATATTGAAGAAGGATTATGTGTTGAAGAGATTTTAGAGAAGTATGTGAGTAAACAGGAATAATGTAATTTTGTAATTTATATTTTAATATTTAATCATAATAAATATGATTAAAATGGTAATAGAAAAAGCTACAGCTAAAAACAAAAAATTCAAAGCTATTTTTTATGACGAGAAAGGAAAGAAAGTAAAAACTTCTTCTTTTGGAGATAACCGCTATGGAGATTATACGATAACAAAAGACAAAGAACAGCGTAGTAGATACAGAAATCGTCATAAAGGTAATTTATCCAAAACCGATTTTTACTCACCAGCTCATCTTTCATATTATATCTTGTGGGGTGATTCATCTTCTCGTGCTACTAATATTAAACAATATAAAAAAATGTTTAAATTAAAATAATAACTCATCTAATAATTGTTTAGGAACTTTATATCTCTCATTTTTTTTTATGCCTTGTGTTCCGGTTTTACTACCTCTTGGAGCTCTTATATGATTACAATCGGGATTATTATTTTTACATTTCTTTGCAACAAAACCTTTTTTATTAGTCCATATTGTTGTTGGTTTCATTCTATCACAACCATATTTACAATATGATACATCATATCTCGGATATATCAAGGGGTCTATAAACCAAGACATACGAGCGGTTGGATTTTCTATATAATAAATAAGATTATTATTTTGTTCAAAATGGTAATTTATACATTCTTTTAATTTTTTTAATATTTTAAGATGTATTTGTGCTTTATTTGTTTTGGGGTTTCTATCTTTATCAAAATGCCTCCCACCACTCGCCATACTAAAACAACTACAATCAGGTGAAGACCATATTATATCCGGTTTAATAGTTTTATAATCCCAATCTAAAAAATCAATACATATATCGGGTTGATGTTCTTTTTCTATATCTAATCCGATATAGGTCCAACCTTTCTCTTCTATTGTGGGTTTTAAAGATTTGGTTCCACAAAATAAATCTAATACTAACATTTATATTAAAATAATATATATAATATATGTTTTATATTTTAAATTTGTTTTTAAATCAAATGATTAAATCTCCTTATGATGAATATGGTTGTTGTATAAGTTGTGGTTATAATTGGTGTGAGACACTACAAGAATGTGTTAGAGTTTGGGAGACATATTGTGAATCATTAGAGAACGGACATTAGTAACAATTTTGGAAGGGATTATATTCTTGTTGTTTTGTAACAGCTCTCCTTAATTGTGATTTTATTTTTTCGTGTTCTTTATTTTCTTCTTCCTCTTTTTTTTTCTTATCTTTTCTTTGTTTACGAATTTTTTCATAATTCATAATAGCATTAAGTTGTGCATCTTCTAAATCTTTTTTAGAAAACATTTGTTCTATTTTATTTTCTTTAAGTATTTGAGGTTTTATATCTTCTTCAACTTCTTCTTTTAATTGTTTAACTCTTTTAACTTTTTGTTGTTTCAATAATTCCTTTTCTTGTTTTTCTAATAATTTAACTTCTTGTCTTTCTTTAGCTTTTGTTTGTCTTGCCGCCATCGCTTTTACTCTTGCTGCTTTTAGTTTCTCTTTATGAGCTTCAGTCATCGGTGGTCTTTGTTTTCTTGGTTTACCTTTTTTTGTTAGTTTAATATTTGGATCTACCGGCATATTAAATATTTCATTCACATCCATTCCATCTCTTTTAGATTTTGCTTTGGGTACAACAGCTTCTATAGATTCTATCTCTTCTTCCTTTTCTTCTTGTATTTCTTCTTGTGTTTTATCTTTACTTTCATCAAACTCATCATATATGAAATTGGGATTCTTTTCTCCAGTTTCTAAATTAATATCTTCATCGTCATCACTGGGAATGAAATCCATTTTCACTTCGGGTATAAAACTCATATCTTTTAGTTATAATATAGATTTTATTTTTCTATTTTTAATTTAAATTTATTATTATTATTAATAATTTTATTACTTTTATATATTCTTTATTATTTATATCAAAATAAGTATAATTCATAAATATTGAAAACTTCTGAAAAAGTAGTTTTAAAATTTACCCCAACCACTTTGGGGAAAATGCTTTGTAGTGCTTTTTGAATTTCAAGTATTTATTTATTACTTAATTTCTTAAAAAAGAAAATAAAAGTGGTGAGGGTAAATCTAAAATAAATTGGACTCAGCCACCCCCCTCCAACTACTTTTGAAATCAACATTTACCCCAACCACTTTGATTTTGAAAAATAGAATTTTAACTAATATATTATTACTTGAAAATACAAATCAACTACAAACGATTTTCCCCCAAGTGGTTAGGGTAAATATATATTTATATATTTTATGAATTTATAATTATAAATTTGTCTCAACCATTTTGATTTTATGAATTATCATCTTGTATAACAATACTAACATTTTCTTCAAATACCGGGTGTGATTCCGGTTCTTCTTCTTCTTCTATTTCTTTTTCTTTATCTTCTTCTTCTTTTTGCTCTTTTTTTTTTGTAATATTCTCATCTCTATATGGTATAATAGCTTTAAGACCATTACATATTATTGGCTTTCTTACATCCGGATATTTATCTTCAAACTTCTTATTAAACATAGTAATAATATCTAAATCAATATTTGGTGAACTTTCTAATAAATTATCATATTCAGCTCTACATACTTTTAAGAAATCTCTACAAGGTTTTCTTTTCTTATCGTGTAAAGATAATTCTATTTCAATTGCTCTACCTAGTTTAGACCAAGCTAATGCACTAATTCTATGTCCTTCAAATGTTTCAGCATATTTTAAGAATGAACCAAGTGTTCCAAGTATTCCACAAAAGATATTAAAGCCACCAACAACGGCAGTGAACCCGTGCTGATAATCTTTTGGTATATATGAATCTACGGCAAAATTACCAACACCTGTTAATGTTGATAAAACTATAATTGGAATTTGAAGATGTTGATATTTTCTTTTATATTTCCGTGTACTATAATTATGTATCCAAGCATAACACATAGATATTTCTCCCCATTCACTTAACAACTCTTCAATCTCATCACTCCAATCATCTATATTATCCGGCAATGGTCTTGGTGTTTGTAATTTTTCCATTTATTATTATTTTTTATTTTATTTTTGATATTTAAATGTTGATTAAATTATATATGAGTGATTATACTAATCCCTTTGAACCAAAACCTATAGAGAAAGTCAAGAATGACCTTCATACTATAAACAAAAACATAAATAAAATCAAAATGGAGTTAATAAGTGTTAAAGCTGATATATCAATAATTAAAGAGTTGTTAAAATTAAAAGAAAAAGAAGAAATATCAATTTCTAAAGGATGGATATGGTAAGGTTTATTTAATATATTTTTTTAGAGTTTATTTTTAAGATTTATATATATATATATAATATATATAATGGAGAAAGCACCAAAAAAACCGCCGAAGGTATTCAAAGTTAAAGACCCCGACCCCGATAGTAAATTTAGTGATATACATCCACACTTACCACAACCACCGAGTTTACTATTAATTGTAGGAAGCGTAAAAGCTGGTAAATCAAATTTATTGGTCAATTTATTATGTAACCCTGATATGTTCAAAGATAAGTTTGATATTGTTAAGATTATAAGTAATACATTAAACGCTGACCCTAAAGGTAAAATAATGAATAAATATTTTGATTGTGAAGACCATTATACTGATGAGATGATAACTGATATAATTGAAAGTCAAAAGAAATATGAAGATTTTGAAAGACCATCAATAGCATTAGTATTAGATGATATTTTAACAAAAGATTTTAAGAAAAGTAATGCTGTTAGTTTTTTAGCAACAAGATTTAGACATTATGGTATTGGATTATTAGCATTTACAACTCAATCATTTCGTGCTGTAAGTGGACTTATCCGTAATAATGCTACTGATGTAATTATTATGAAACAACAAAATTCAAAAGAATTAGAAAAGATAAATGAAGAATATGGAGATTTGTTTCCCAATATATTTATGGAATTATATAAAAGAGCAATTGAAGATCAACCATTTTCATTTTTATATTTAGATATGCAAACATCGCCAGCCACCGCATATATAAGATTTGAAACTAAAATAGCTGAAGGAGAAAAAAAATTATTTTAATAATAAATTAAATTATATATATTATATAATATAAAAATGGATTTGTATGGAACTGGAGCATCTATATCTCAAGCAAACGCACAAACTAGTGAAGCAAGACAATTATCAATAGCTAATCAAGATTTTAATAATACTTTGGCTGAACAATTAGATACAACAAATTTAGAATTAGATCAAGATAAACAAAGTAAATTAAATAAGAATATATTAAGTGGTGCTACAAATGCTGGTAAACTTGGAATAATAAGTAAGAATAAAATATTGGGTGGAAAAGAAATTAAAACATCATTAGCAGAAAGAATGGCTAAAGACCCTGATAGATTAGCAAGAAATAGTAGAGCAGCAAAAGCAGCAAGAGCAGAAGGAGTTGCTCCAAGACCACCGGCCGAGGCAACCGCTGGAGAAGTATTTGAAGGTGAACAAGAAGGAACAAGACTTGGTTCAGCAGCAGTTGAAGGAGGTGAAGTTGCTGGAGTAGTTGGAAGTAGTGGAGCAGCAAGGGGTCTATTAAAAGTTGCTGAAAGTGGTGCTGGTAAAACATTACTTAAAGTTGGTAAAGTTGGTGTTGCTGGTCTTGGTGGAGGTTTAGATATTGCTCAAGATATTGGAAATATCGCAAGTGGTAAAAGTGGTATGGAAGTATTTGGTTCTAATAACGCAAGTAGATTTGGTAATATCGCTAATATTATTGGTAGTGGTTTAGAAGTGGCCGGTGTTGCTAGCGGTGGAATAACTCCCTGGGGGCTTACATTAGAAGCCGTGGGTGCTGGTGTTGGTTTAATTGGAAGTTTAGCTGAAGCTGGTGGAGAAATGGAAGCAAGTGATGAAGCTAAAAAAACTGCTGATACTGATATTACTTCTCAACAAAGAGGAGCAGTATTAAGTTCTAATGTTGAAACGGCTGTTGGAAGAAGTAATTAA